ATAAAACAAAGTGCAATATATAACTCCGAGAAAAGTGATTTTGAAAGTGCAGTGGGAAAGTATCGTAGTGTAAAATTGGCCATGACGGTGGCTGAGGATTACGTTGGCAAAACATTTTATTTCCCACATAACTATGATTTTAGGGGCAGAGTGTACCCAATTTCGGTTGGGCTAACACCTCAAGGGAGTTCCGCTGTAAAGGCTTTGTTGTTATATGCAAACACCAAGCCAGCCACAGACGAGGGTATGGAGTGGAATTGGGCTTATTTAGCGACACTTTACGGTGATGACAAACTAAACTTTAAAGAAAGGGTTAAACGTGGCATAGAGTTAATCAATACGGACTACAAGGAAGCTGATGAACCTTACGAGTTTTTGAGTCATCAATTGGAGTTGCAAAAATGGATTAGGGATGATAAGTACGAACCTAATACCAGAATACATGTTGACGCTTCATGTAGTGGCTCACAAATTTGTAGCTCAATGATAGGGGACTTAAGTGGAGCTCAAGCAACAAATGTAATTCCAATATTTGATGAAAATGGTATTCAAATAAGACAAGACGCTTACATGAGGGTAGCTGAAAAGGCCATTGAAAACACAAAAATAGCAATAATGCATGAGCAAGATAGTGAAATAAAAGAGGCTTATTGTATATTTTTGGGACAACTTGAGTTAAATGGAAGGAAAATTGCAAAGAATCCAACAATGGTCTCAATTTACGGTGGCTCAATCAATGGGATGAAAGACAATGTTTTTGAAAATTTGCGATCATTCGGTGTTGATAGAAAATACTTAACACCTAGTTTGTGCTATAAGTATGCAAAAATAATCTACAATTCAATTGGAGGAACTTTGATTGGGGGTAAAATGTTTGAAACATACATTCAAAAAATGACCTCTCTAATAGCAAAGGGAAACAACCCTGTTTATTGGACCACCGTTGATGGTTTTCACGTTTTAAGTAAAAACAAAAAACAGCTAGCACCAAATTTTATTAAGTGCTTATTGCCAAATAGTAGGAGAGTGTCTCACATATCAAAAAAGAATTATAGTGAGGATATAAGCGTACCAAAAACAAAGTCAGGGAGTTCGCCAAACTTTGTTCACACTATTGACTCAACCTTTTTAAGAATCGTTGCTTTAAAAATGCGTGATAGTGGAATTGTAATGCAAGATTTCATTCATGACTCTTTTGGGTGTCATGCAAATGAGGTTAATAAAATGCTGCAACTAACAAAAGAGGCTTTTGTTGAGCTTATGTCAACCGACATAATAAAAACACTACACATTGAGTTGATGGAGCAAATGCCAGAGGATGAAAAAATTCAAGAAAAAATGCTTGAAATTGTTCCTCCAAAATTAAATGATTTTGACCCAACTAAAGGGGGGTTAAACAAAGTATTTGAATCAGAGTGGTTCTTTGCTTAAAAATAACTAAGGGGTATTTTTTTAAAATATCCCTTTTTTATTTCGTGTTATTAAAAAATATATTATATTTACAGCATGAAAACAAATAACTTATTAATATATTCAGGCGGTAAGCTAATTGAATACAAAGAGAGAAATAAACCAGTTAACCTAAAATTAAAAAATGAGCAAACTAATAACTCTACCACTTTATGAAATACAAATTCCTATTTGTGAATTTATGAAAATAAATGACATTTCAATAGTCACAGGAATGGCGGGAACATCAAAAGACTTTATGTGTATGCATACAGCACTAAATTACTTAGTAGACAAAAAAAGCAAGTATGAAAAAATAATACTCGCTAAACCTATTGTTGAAACAGGTAGGAGTATGGGTCACCTCCCAGGAGACGCTGAGGAGAAAATACAGCCCTACAGGGCGAGCTTTGACGCTATCATTAATGAAATACTACCAAAGGGAATAAATAAGCAAGCAGAGGCGCTTAAAAAGAGAATTACATTTGAGCCAGTTAATTTCATAAGGGGAAACACCTTTAAGAACGCTATAGTTATTTTATCAGAGGCGCAAAATTTAACACTGCATGAGCTAGTTAGTTTTTCAACTAGGCTTGACAAAAGTAGTAAAATGTTCATTAATGGCGATACGGCCCAAAGTGACATTGGAAACAGAACGGGCTTAAATGATTTCATAAACATAACAAGAAATGTTCATGGAGTTGGGGGTGTTGAGCTTGGAGATGACTTTCAAACTAGGAATAAAATGATAGTAAAAATAACAAAAAACTACAACAATTTCCTTAAAAAAAGGCTTAATGTAACTACTTGATAATGAGCGCTTAATTTAAAGGTTATATACTAGTATAACAGCGCTTTTTTAAAAGTGTGCCATAACGCTTTATATCGGGGCAATTTTCAACAAGCTTTCCATCCATCTTTTTGTCGTTGGATGAAGGAAGTCCGTAGACAAAAAAGTGGCGCACATTTTATAAAAATCCACCTTTAAGGAAAGATCACTCTTATTGGTGGATTATTTTTAATACATGGGTAAAAGCATTTGAACCCGAATATTTCAAATTAAATGCAGCCAAAAAAAAATAACAATGGCAAACAAAAAAGAATTAAAAGAAGAGATTAAAAGAACGAGAAAAAAATTTTTAGATGTTGATGTCTGGAGGTCTCACTTTGGAGCGGTAAGTGTTACTGCCATTTATGATGTATTTATGTCAAAATTTAATATTGAAAAACATAAGTTAAAAAATTACAGCTTTTCACATTGCGTTGAGTCCCTAAGAAAATTGGAGGATGAAGAATACGAATGTAAGGGAAGCTTTACTAGAAGAAATTAACATGGCTAAATTAAGCCAATAATAAAAATTTAAAATATGGGCTTTAGATTAGATAACCATAAAGAGGTTTCACAGGTGTTGACTCTTGAAAACAACACTTTAAAAATAATGAACTGGGGGAGCACTAACAGTTACCCGCAAACAATAAAGAACTTAATTGAACAAAGCCCTAGCGCAAAACCAGCAACATCAAGATACGCTAAGTTTTTGATGGGTGGGTCTTTTGAGGGTGAGAATACCGTGGTTGGTCTAAATGGAATAACACTAAAAGACATTGTTCAAGCATGCGCTGAGGATTATTCTATTTTTGAAGGTTTTTGCATACATTCAAATTGGAATATAAAGGGAAGGGTTAAGGACATGTCTGTGTTGCAAGTTCCAACAATCAGGTTCAATACCTTTGACCACATTTATTTTTCAAACAAATATGCATACCATCAAAATTTTGCGTTAAATTCAGAGGTTAAAAAAACAAACCAAACATCTGTGACAATAGATGACTTAAAGTGGATTGACCGATGGAACCCAGACCCAAATATTATTGACGAGCAAATAAAGAACTCTGATGATGGTACTATTAGCACCTACAATGG